GCATAGTGAACGCGTGCTTGTACCGCAGCCATTGGCTTCAAGGTACGCTCCAGCAGCGCCAACGTGGTGCCCACGGGGGCATTTGCCGACATGTCAGAGATGTTCATGTCACTGATAGCCCCTAACCTCTTACCCTCAGTGGTAATCTGATTGAGTAAGGCTAACAGCGTCTGACTTGGTTCTTTATAGGGAAGGGGCATGATGTTATCGCGGATGGCCCCAGACGGCACATCCACATCCTTCCATTCCCCCGGCTCTATGGGAGAGTCATCACCTTTGATCCGTAGCCCTCTGGATTTGAGACCTCCGGGTAGATTAGACAACGTCCCTGCATCAACAAGCTGACGTATAATAGACGTACCTGCCTTCGCATAGCCGCCAATAATGTGGATCAGTCCGAGTCCATAAAACCCAAATCCGGGCACGTAGACATAGTGGACGAAGTGGTTCCGCTTGATCATCAGGGGATCTTCTTCATCCCAGTTTCTGCGGATAGCCAGAACGTTGTTTGTGCCACGCTCAATGGTTACCACATAGGGTTGTGCTATCCCCCCGTCTTCTTCCTCTTCCCCCTCGTCAATACCGGGAATAACAAGGTCTGCGTGTACCTCATAAATCGTGTATCGGTCATCATCGGTAATCGAGTAACCACCTTCTTCAGCCTTCCGCTTCTCGATATCTGTAGTGAACGGTTCAGGATCACCTAGCTCAGTATCAAGGTAGAACCCCATTGCTTGGAGTTTCTTTAATTCGTTCTTGGTCTTCCGCATGATGTGGGTAACACGTTCAGCAGTCTCTATGTGACTAGCGCCATAAGGCACGATGACATCTTCTGCGGGAATGTAGATCGCTACCTGACGACCTAACGTTGGATCGTAATAGACCTTTTTGAACGCAGACCCCGCCAGCCCTAGGCTGTAGAGCATCCGCTCATGTTCCGGGCGGTACTCGACCATGCGCTCAGTCAGCTCATAGTTCATGTCTGCCTTGACTCTCTCAGCGGCATCAATCTTGTCTGGAGTCTCTTCTCCTAAGATCTTTACACGTACTGGGCCAGCCGCTGGGAATGTTTCACTCATTGTTTCAGCTTGGAATCTGATCGCTGCTTCGGCAAGGACTGTGGAGTAGACACCACAAGCGCCTTCCCAAGGCTCCGTCCGATCTTCGGTTTTCATGCCTAGCACATCTAACCCTTTGACGAACGTATCAGCCCATTCCTTACGGGAGTCGGTGTCAGCTTCAACCAGACCAATGAGGTCTTCTGCTAACCCATGCAACTCACCCTCGTCCAAGGCTTCGGCAAGATTAGCATCAAAGGACATGAAGTCTACTTCGCTAATATCTTCGAGCAGTATTATCTCCATACTACCGTCAGGCAGGAGCATCTCGGAGGCACTTTCTAGACCAGCGCCCAGCATAGTCTCTATCTCAGCTATCTCACCTACCTCATCTATCTCGCCTAGGGGAGCCGTAGCAATACCCTTTTCAATACTCATTTTGTTACTCCAGAGTTTATTGTCATTTTCAGACTGTGAAGATCGGCGGTCATGTCTGTAAATAGATTCATTGCGTCCCTACTGTTTGATACACCGTCCATTCCAGACATCACCTGTGATCCAAGACCAATACAACCACTTACGTCACTCGCATAATTAGCTACGTGGATCTGGCAGAATGTGCGATTCGGCACGTTGATAAACTGCCAAGTGTCAGCGCCATGTGACGGGGAGTTATACCGCTCAAGATAGTATAGCCCCTCGGGAATACAGGAGATGTTTGGTGCATTATCTAACCAAGGGTTCTCAATAGTCCAGAAAATAAGACCCCGCGTGTCGTTAACAAGTCTTCCCACGGTCTCATTAGTACCATACTTGAATCTAGTTAGCGTAAAATTCATCTCTAGTCTCTTAGTAATATTTAGACCCAGCGCCCTTGCCTCTGCCCCGGAAGTACCGTATATCTTCTGGTTCGTCACTGGGGAGTCGTATGAAGCCGCCACTCCTGAATCTCATCAAGGCCATGACAGTCGCATCGACTAAATCATCATGAGATGCAAACGGGAACCCAGCGATCTCCTCGATCACTTCTTCGGCCCAACGAGTCTGCGGCATCCAACATAAGCCCGATGCTACTATATCAGCGACAGAATTCAACCGTGCCAGCTTATCACCAGAACCTCTATGGGGAGTATATTCTTGTACAGGGAGACCCATCCGGCGCATTTCTTGGTACAGGGCTACCCCAGAACTCTTCTTCTCAACGATAAACGCATCGGGTTCCCACTCCTCGTACTCCTCCATCGCCAGATCCTTAAGGTCAGGGAACTCCAGCCGTTTCTTGATGCTGTTGAGCAGGATGATGTGGTACGCGTCTACTGTCTCATTGAGGAAGACCCCCCATGTGGTTAGTGCAGTATAATCAGCTCGGTTATGCTTCTCCGCTGCGGAGTCAAGCGTCATGATTATATACTCACACTTCGGGGGGTCTTCCTCTTCCCACATGTTCCACCATTCACGCTTAACTATCGCAGCTTCTTCAGCGGTGGGCTGCTGTTGGTACTGGGCATTCCACTGGAACACCGGCATTGACGCTTTAGTACGTAGTAGGGCTTCAACATCAAAGAATTCAGGCCATAACGCCTTCTGAATCGGCTTACCTGTCTCCTCATCATCAACTTCAAGTATCGCGGGGAACTCTATGATCTCGAACACATCTGCACGCTCATTCTGGGCCATATCCTTTACTACACGCCCTGTCAGATCGTCCATATGCCATCTGGTGGCTACGATAGCCACTCTTCCCCCCGGCATCAGGCGTGTCCGTGCCCCGAACGTGTACCAGTCATAGGCCCGAACAAACGCCGAGAAGTTGCCATTGATCACATCCTGCTCAGAGTGAGGGTCGTCAATCAGTAACAAGTCAGCGCCACGCCCAGCGATAGAGGAGCCTACGCCACAGGCATAATACTCACCACCCACGTTAGTGTTCCAACGCCCTGCCGATTTACTGTCTTGGGCCAGCTTCACAGAGGGGAATATAGCCTGATAGTCATCGGTAGCGATGAGATTACGTACTTTCCGCCCAAAATCCACGGCTAAATCCGTGGTGTGGGAGACCATCATGACTTTCTTATCGGGATTGCGCCCCAAGAACCACGCGGGGTAGAAAATAGAGACTACTTGGCTCTTACCATGACGTGGTGGGACATTAACGCATACCCTGTCCTTATCACCGCGCTCAATCGCCATGAGCATATCGGCAAGAATGCGGTGGTGCTTACCCACAATGAATTCCGGCATCATAGCCTTGCAGAACTCTATCAGGTCATCATAGGCAAGCTGGTTCCCCTTCCGATTCGCCAACTCGTTGACCATCTTGTCTATCTCGACCACCTCATCAAAGGTGTAGTCGTCGATATTGTCCAACAGGAGGGTTATTTCCTCCTCTGAGAAGTCAAACTCAGTCTGAAGAGCCACCTCACTCACTTTTTGACTCACCGTACATTTCCGCGTCTACATCCAGCACAGTGCCCTCAAACTCAATAGGTACTTCAGGGGTATCAGCGGGGTTTTCCCACTCGGCATCGGTAACATTATCCGATATGAGGTCTGGTTCTACCTCTTTAACCAGCTTTTCCAGCTTCTTACGTAGGTTTGCCCGCAGATCGTCGGTACTTTGGTGCGTTATGGTTACCTCGCTCTTCTCTGAGAACAAGCCAACATCAGACACCTTACCTAATAACTCCAAAGCCCGAAGTCTTACCTTTGCATCGGGGCTGTCAGTCTCCAGAATGAGCTTATTAGTGACTAAATACCGTATTTGAGTGGCACTTTCTGCTACGGAGGTGCCAAATTCTACCAAAATAGCGTTAGTGAGTACTAACGAGGCGGGGGTCATCTTCGCTAATCGCTTCCGAGACACTTTTTTCGAGGCTTTCTCTGGGTCTTGCGCGTATTCCTGCGCTAATTCGACTGCTAGGTCAGCATCTAGGGCAGAGGCTTTGGTTTCTAGGTGGGGATGCTCCGTATCATCAACAGCGGAGAGGTAGTTAACGGTCTCACAGGCAGCAGCAACGCGGACTCTTAGATCGCAGAAGGGTTCATCGTCTAAAAGAGGTACGCCTCTGTCTACTTGAAGCTCTATCGTCATCTTACTTAAACCCTATGGTGCTTGCAGGAGGTTAACCGAAGTGGCAAATGTAACTCAAAGTTGACAGATGTTCAAGGATTGTAATTTATAGGGACAAAAAAATTTTACAGGGGGCTAACTATTTCATAGGGGGGTGTTTCGCTGGGGGGCGCAAAACGAAAAACTAGGTAGTTATTCTTCTGGATTAGTAATAGTAATAGCACAAGGAATCCTATTCCCCACAAGTGGGCATGGGGGTAGGGTAGGTCATCCACAGACAGGTTTTACCCCAGCGCACCTCAGTCAGCTTGTTAGCCCCTCATCCAACCTGTTAGACCATGCGATATCGTTTTCTTATAAGTCGACTTATAAGATTGTGAAAACCATGCCCAACGATACCCAACGATACCCAACGGTTAACATCTATGCCCTAACATGTTTGACACAGGTGTACGATGCTATATACTTGTTGACAAGTCGGGGCAACAACGCCTCGGCCCGCGGAAGCCCCGCCGCACCACGGGGTTATGAGAGACTTAAATTATGAACACTACTACTACTACACTTGATCTACTCCTAGCCTTCAAAGCGGCAAAAGCCTTTTTCGCATTCGAGAGCGGTCTACCAGCGAAACGTGCGACAAAAGCACAAGCTGCTTACGCGGCGGGTCTTCGCTACACTGATTGTGCAGCCAGCACTACACGACTGGATAAACAGCATTGGGCCTCCCTGAAATTTCTCGCGCTTCAAACAATATCTGACCCTGCCACGCGGGAGATGGCGACAATGCCTAAAGAAACCTTTATGGCGAAAAAGAAACTGCTAGAAGGTGATGAGTTGAAAGCCTTTCAAGATTTCCGCGCCAAAGCAACGGCGATGGCTGGGCCTTACATGGGGCTGTTGGGGGAGCAACTGTTGGCATGCGAACCGAAAAGGGTTCAAAAAAAGGTTATCGCTGCCAAAGCGAAAGCCGCCGCCGATAGGAAAGCGGAAAAAGCAAAAAGCGAAACCGCGAAAACCATGCAAGAGAAAATCATCGTTCAACTGACCAACACCGTCGCGATTATGCAAGGTGATGGCGAACCGGATGGGTTTGATTTCGTCGCGCTACAAGGCACCATCACCGAGGCGCTCGCAATCATGGGCGTTAAATTTACCAAGTAGAAACGCGTTAACAGATTAGCCCCTTAATTGGGGCTTTTTTGTGCCCGTCATTTATGCACCCGCTAACCTTATAAGTGACTTATAAGATTCTGTCCAACCCCAACCAGACCCCAACCCGAAAACCTAATACCAGTTCCTCGTGGAGTATGGCGTACCACGTAACGTAGATATTAATACCAGTTCCTCATGGAGTGTGGCGTAGCGTAACAGTAGGCCATAAGAATCTGATTGTAGCGTAATGTAGTAGAATGGTTTACTACAATACAAAGGTGGAACAATGTGGAACAATGTGGAACACTGTACCCGTTTAACGGCAGGTAAGTGAGGAGAAATAGTGCTATATATATATTGTAGTTATAAACCTTATTATTACTAGTGGTTCCACGGGATTATCCTAATTCTCTGGTGACCCGAGGGTCTTTCCCCCTCTCCCAGCACCTGACCTAGTAATATCAAAAACTACACTACACTACATCCCACACCCCTGATTAGTAGGTTGTAACCCATTGATATCGTTGAACAAAAAAACAACTACAAATCAGCCCTTTCCCCCATTTTCCAGCCACAAAACAACCAATAGATTCAATATAACGTCCACAATAAGTCATCATAAATAATGTGTCGCCACGTATTTCCTGTTAGTTCCCCGGTTGTACACGACTTGACATTACCTTCAAAGTATGTCATAATGTGTTTTCAGGTGGGAGATCACGCCCACAAAACGATAATCTTATAAGTCACTTATAAGAAACTGGAGAGTAAAGATGCACTTAACGACCGCGATGGAAAATGTTATGTACGGTGAATTGTTTCAGAAGTTAGATAGGTGGGGCGATGCAGATTGGAAGGTCATCTATGTTAGAGGTGCTTACTGTCAGGAAACAGAGTCTTTTATCTGCTCTGACTACGACTGCATAGCCGAGAACGATTTCAGCATAAAAAGAGACACTATGGTTCGCGTTGACTTTGACGTGGCACCCATAGAAAAACGAGTGCGCTTTTATGACGACAGGGAAGCGCATAACGACTACTAAAACCTTATAAGTCACTTATAAGAAACTGGAGAGTAAGAATGATTACAGAGAAGATGAAAACAAAGTTCGGCAATGATTCAAAAGACCAAGTGATCGTGCATGACGGTGACCGTAGTGTGTTCGTCAGTTATGGCACGCCTATCGCTGAGATAGCAGGTTACGGTAGAGCGGTAACACTCGATGAGGATTACTGGAATTACTCAGTAACAACTGGGCAGTATCGTAACAAGTTTCTAGGTGAGGGCGTTGCCGACACACGTAAGAAGATCAAAGACGGCACCTACAAGTTAGCAACCTTAAAGGGCGCTCTTTACGTAGAGGTAGAAAAACCGGCACTGGATTTTTCTAGTCTTGAGGAAGTACTGAAAGTACTGGAAGCGCAGAAGGAGAGTAACAATGGAACACGGGATAGCAAGTAAACGATCTCAGGCACTGATTGATTTTGCCTGTCGATATGCGACAGAAGCGCACGGAGATCAGAAGCGTAAGTACACGGGTGAGCCGTACATAGTTCATCCGATAGCCGTTGCACAAACTGTCGCTCAAGTGACTGATGACTGCAACATGATTAGTGCTGCGTTCCTGCATGACGTTATCGAGGACACAGATAGGACATACGAGGACATACACAATGCCGGATTTGGGTACGAGGTAGCAGAGTATGTCCTCGGTATGACCGACGTAAGTGTGTTGTCCGATGGTAACCGTGTAACACGTAAGCGTCTTGATCGGGAACACCTCGCTGCCCAGAGTCATCAAGTGCAGACCATTAAGCTGGCTGACCTGATAGACAATTCCAAAAGCATCGTCATGCATGGGGGGAAGTTCGCACCCATCTACATAGCGGAAAAGAAACTGCTACTGGACGTGCTTATCAAGGGCGACGCAAGTCTACGGGAAACAGCTTTAGAGATCGTTAGTGATTTTGAGAGGTAGATAGTAACGAGTCACCGTAGTACACGATTAGACACAGTAGTACATGTGTGTTAACATATCACCCTGTAACGCATTAAGAAGTAACCGAGCACCACAAATCTTATAAGCAACTTATAAGAAAACCTAAACTACTCTGGAGAGTAAGTATGAACGAGTTAACAGCAGCACCAGCAATACCGAACCGAGTCTCGATAGCATCATCATGTAGCAACGTCGAGTTCACCGCGTCGATCTGGACAGGACGTAAGAAGGACAAACGAGCATCCGCTCAAGTAACGAGTGACAACAACGCCGAATCTGGATCGGCGGGTGTGTATAAGAAGTTACTAGGTAACTGTCCCGAGTTGGAGGCCATCACCAAGCACGTGGGTAACGTACGCAACAACACCCACTATCGCATGACCATGCCGTGGTCTGACCTAGGCCAACGCCTACTGACTACTGCGATGCTGCCCGACTACCAGCACATGATGTCCGAGGCGAAAATGGAGTTTTGGCGACTCGTTGCCGAGTTTATGCGGGTGTACCAGTGGGAGTTATCTCAGGTACAAGCCAAGCTAGGCACACTCTATCGCCCCGAGGACTACCCGAGCGAGGACGAGATACGTGAGAAGTTTGGGTTCAACGTAATGTACACACCCATCCCCGAATCAGGTGACTTCCGTGTTGATGTAGGTAGCGATCAGATGCAGGAGTTGCAGGATAATTACGAGCAGCACTACACCACACAGATCAACCGAGCGATGAGCAACATCCATGACCGTACGGTTAAGACATTGACCAAGTTACATGACTCTATCAACTGGGAGGAGGGTGAGAAGAAGGGCAAGATATTCGAGTCAGTGTTCGAATCCTGTCTGGAACAGATCGACATGCTGGAGTCGTGCAACCTGACGGGTAACACGCAGATGTCAGCGGTACACGCCAAGCTCAAAGCTCAGTTCACGGGTAAGGGTATGCAGGGATTATCACCCGAGGCTCTTAAGGAGGATGCTGTACTGCGCCGCCAAACTAGGGACGTACTAGCTGATGCGATCAAGACCTTACCTTCACTGGAGATGTAGCAGATGAGATATACACAAGCTGAAAACACGTTATGGGAACGTGAGGGTAAGTTCAGGGATATGGTGCATCCACGTGATGCGTTCGCTGACCTACCACTACCCGAGGCTGAGAAGGAAGATTACATGTATATGTACAGCCGAGGGGACAAGCACTTTTTTAAGCACATCGACACCCGTGAATACCTCACGGTGACTCGACCACACCGCAATAAGCGGTAACTAAACTACTCTGGAGAGTAATTACTATGAACAGACACGCATTAACACACGAACAGATATGCAACCCGTTGGTTGCTCAAGCAATGAATCCTATCAAGGATAAGAAGCGACGATCCATGCTCCTTGAAGGGCCAAAAGGTTCGGGTAAGACCACAATACTAGACATGCTAGCCAAGCGACTACCTAACCACTTACCGTGTTACTTTGATTGCACGACCAAGGACTTAGGTGACATGACCATACCTGACCTCATGCACATGGATGATGGCAGTGGGTTCGTACGCTACCTAACCAATGAGGAGTTGGGTGTCCACACTAACAAACCCGTTATCCTCATGTTGGATGAGTGGGGCAAATGTAATCCCGCAGTACTCAACGCCACGCTGCGGATTGTGCAGGAGGGCAAGATTGGGTCATACACGTTCCACCCTGACTCTGTGATCTTCTGTACCACTAACCTAAAAGCGGAAGGTCTTGGTGATAGCCTGTTACCACATCACTACGACAGGGTAACCACGGTTGAGTTGGCTACACCTACACCCGCCCAGTGGGTAGAGTGGGGATACAACAACGGTGTTAACACTACTGTGTTGGCATGGGCTAATGACAACGACAAGTTGTTCGCTGACTTTCGTGACTTGCAAGACCCAGATGAGAACTTGTACATCACCCACCCTCGATCTACCCGTACACATGGGGTGACAGGACGTTCGCTTGAAGCAGCGTCTGGTTGGTTGCACTTAGCTGACCAGTACGATGAACAGACGTTAATGTCTTTACTCATAGGTACGATAGGCAACGCCGCAGCGGGTGACCTCATGGCATTCGCCAAGCTAGCGCATGAACTACCATCCATCGAGTCAATCAAGACTGACCCACACAATGCGAGCGTACCGCAGACCGCAGCCGCGTTGATGATGGTGATCTATCGAGTGATGGATGTGATGGACGCGCAGATGATCGACCCTTGGTTTGTCTACCTACAGCGTATGCCATCCGAGCTTCAAGGTGTGTTTGCGTCACGTGTTAGACAGTTAAGTAGTGACCTTAAGTTACATCCGAAAGCAGCCAAGCTCAAGAAGCGTGTACTACAAAACACGGTGTACACCGATTGGGCACGGGAAAACAATTACTTATTCACAGCCGACAAGGTATAAGGAGATAACATGTTAGCATTCAACACTGACTTAACAGCCGAGCAGCGGATACAAAAAGCAGCGATGGCACTCAACGCACACCGTAAGTGGGTAGCCTTTGTTGGCGTATCTATGATCGGGGATACTCAGGTAGTAGAGGCGGGCGTGTTACCACATGACACCGCAGCGACCAACGGTAGGGACTCATGGTACTGCCGTGAGTTCATCGACCGTATCAGGGACTCTGACCTGCGCTTCACTCAGCTTCATGAACAACATCACATAGCGTTAGAACACCTTACCACGTGGGACAACCTCGTTAAGATAGATGCCGACCTTGCTAACCAAGCGATGGATCACGGGATCAACGTGGCGATCATGGACATTGATGCGGGTGAGGGATTCGTGACCTTACCCCTCGGTGAGGATGGCAAAGTGATGTGCCTGTATGACACCAAGTACAGGGGTATGGATACGCAGCAGATATTCAACATCCTGTATAAAGAGAAGCAGGAGGAGGGTGATGGTGACGGTGGAGGTGGCGGTGGCGAATCAACTGGTGATGGTAGTGGTGATGGGGAACCTAGTGATACTGGCGGTAGCCCTGCTAGTGGTAGTGGGGGTTTTGATGACCATGATTGGGAGGGTGCTAAGGAGTTATCTAAGCAAGAGAAAAACGAGTTAGGACATGAGGTAGCCGAGGCATTACGTCAAGGCTCAATGGCAGCGGGTAAGATGGCAGGGAGTGGGGCCGAGGTAGGGTTCGACAAGATGCTTGAACCCCAAGTTGATTGGCGCGAGGTACTACGTGACTTCATCAGTGCCACGTGTGCAGGTAGTGACTTCTCTACCTACGCTCGACCCAATCGACGTTACATGTCTACCGGAGTGTACATGCCAAGCGGGGTTAGCCAACGTGTTAAGACCTTAGTGTTAGCTATCGACACGTCTGGTTCTATATCGCAGCCCGAGATATCCACGGCGCTAGCCGAGGTCAAGTCTATCTGCGACATCGTCAGACCTGAGAAAGTTACCATCTTGTACTGGGGTAGCAGTGTAGTTGCTCAAGAGGATTACGACGAGCACAACATGGACACGTTAGTAGATAGCACCAAGCCGAAAGACGGCGGGGGTACGCAAGTCGAGTGTGTCCCCGAGTACATGCGCGAGCATGGTATAGATGCTCAAGCTGTGATCGTGTTTACAGATGGGTACATCTATGGCGGCTGGGGCCAGTGGGATGTGCCAGTACTCTGGACAGTGTTCGACAACAAGGGATGTAAACCAACCGTGGGCAAGGTATGCCACATCAATGCTTCAGGGAGATAGACATGAGTAACAAAAATATTGACGTCATTTCCTATGGGAATGTCTTTGGTGGTGAAGGATTTAAAGCTCAACATCCTCAAGGAGGAGGACTTCGTATGTTCGTTAGAGACTACGACAACAATTGGTTTACTACGAACAACCGTGATTGGGAACCAGAATTACCTGTATTGCCTACTGTAACTTTTAACATTGTTACTAAATTTAAGAAAAAAGGAGCAAACGTCATGAGTAGAAATAAATTACCACCAGTAATGGGCGAGTCCTTACGTTGTAATGATGAGGACGCTTACCAGTACGTGGCAACACGTACACCATTCAACGGTAGTATCTTCCGTGCTCAGTGGCGAAGTAATGATCATACGCCTGACGAGCGGTATGTCGTGTCGGCGTGGAATATCGGTCACGCTATAAATAATAACGACAGCGTAACAGGTAACACGTTTATCCCTATCCTAATATGGGAGGGACATAACGGTTATGGGTTGTGGTATGGGGTTGATGGGGAGAACGCATGGATAGGTAATGCCCTAACCTCTGACTTAATGATGGAAGGAGAGACAATCTATCCATTAGCACCGAAGGACATGCTTGTCATGGTGAACTATGGGATAGGTGGGGTAGCCGCGGCAATAGCGGGAACTGGTATTGAAGAAGGAGAAAAGAAATGAGCCTGTATGAACGTGGCAATGTAATGACTAACAATAGACGAGTGGTCTCGGAGCTTTTAGCCGAGCGTCCTAACGATTTGTTTGACTTGGATTTGTACCTTACGGCTTTAGACCCTTTCAATCCGGGGGCAGCTCCATATGTCACTGAGTATTTAGAGTTCCTGCGACAACTACGTAAGACGTTCACAGGTTGTTCGTTCACGATGGGCGGTAAATACAGGGATGATGGTGGATGGGAAATTCAATCTTATGACGATATGGCGAAGAGTCTATACGAGGCATACAGATTACAGCACGTAAACCTATTACGTTCCCATAAAGTATTTTTGTATGTACCCACTAACAGGTATACGTCTGGTTGGGTGGGACTATCGGATTTTCGGATGCATGACCGTGATGACTATAACCCTAAGATCGGCGTGTGGTCAGAACATATTAGTAATTACAATACTGCTAACTGCGAAATGCAGCACTCACTGAAGACCACCACCACTGCCACACGTGCGTTAAAACTAGCCAAAACGTATTTTAGAGAAGAAGACACGGGGAAAGTAGCTTTGCACTCTGTAGGAAATGTCCGAGGTGCTATCACGACTGATCGTCGTGCTGTTGAAGAGTTAGTCCAGACCGCTAAAATGAAGTTTACAAGCCACGACGCGTTTCCAGCAGCTATCGAATGGCTTGTAGATAGTGGGTATGAGTTTAATGACAAGGGGCTAGAAGACGAGATGCGAACGTATGTCACTGAACTGAAGTACAAAACTGAAGCCCTTCCCTCTCAGAAATACCCTAATCTTATCTATGTACGCGGGTATCTTAAGGACGGCGAACAAGTGTTTGATCAGGTACGTCTAAAGCACACACATAACGACAGTAGTTTTATACTAAATCAAATCCTTGAAACCTGTAATGAAGCAGACCTATCGGAAGACATTAAGCGTAAGCTGTCTATCTTGATGATGGGTGAGGATGATTCTTTTGTTGCGGGGGTTGGCTACAAATACGATGGGGAAATTTATTATGTCTTCGAGTAATGTGGATATGGAAGGTTTCTACCGTGTAGACGTTAACACGTCAGACGGTACTGTATCTGTGGTATGTTATGGACTATGGTGTCTTGACAGTACCGATACCGGGGAGTACAGTGGGGTAGATTCTTTACCCGAGTGGGTGCAGGGGAGAATCGCTGTACTAATGACAGTAGACACTCACGAAGAAGTGGAGGGCATTGGGCGGCGAGTTGCCGAGAATGTGTTCCATGTAATTAAACCAATAAATGCTGGAGAAGCGGCATAGGAGAACGACAATGGAGAGCAAT